AACGTCGTGACATGTTGTCCAGTCGGCGTAACGTCGTGATATATATAGGTGGGGGTTCTTGAATTTTTGTGACTTCAAATGCCTGTATAACCGTTTTGTGATAGTATTAGTGTTATGCCTGTTATTGAGTCGCATCCTTTGAGGGTTGCTCGTGTGCGTGCTGGTTTGTCTGCTGAGGAGTTGGGTAGGCGTTGTGGTGTGTCGCGTGGGGCGATTAATGCTTTGGAGCAGGGGCGGATTAAGTCGCCGCGGGATGAGGTGTTTGTGGTTTTGGCGGAGGTTAATGGTGTGGATGTGCCGCGGTTGCGGCGTGTTTATGATGTGTGGTTGGAGGGGTTTGAGGTGTCGTCGGCTAATGCGTGGCGGGAGGTGGAGGCTGTGTTGTCTCCGCGGGCTCGGGCGGTGTTGGCTTTGCCGCCTGAGGTGGTGTTGCGGTATGGGTCGTTTTCTGCGTGGCGTCGTGAGGTGCATCCTAGTGTGGCGGGGTTTGCGTCGTTGTTGCGGGTGTCTGCGACGTCGTTGCGGAGGTTTGAGGCGGGTAATGGGTCGATGCCGAAGTCGTTGATGCGGGCGTTGTTTAGGGTGTTGCGGTTGTCGGATGAGTATGTGTCTGTGTTGGCGTCGTTGGATGGTGTTGATGTGGATGGTGAGGCGCGTAAGTATTGGCGGTTGAAGAAGCGTATGGAGGTTGAGCGTCGGCGTCAGCGTGAGTTGGCGGGTGTGTGATGTCGTCGGATTTGTCTGATTTGCCGCCGTTTGCGGCGGAACTCGCGGAGGCGAGTTCTGACGTTGAGGGTGTTGGTGTTGGTGTGTTGAATGTGACGTTGCCTGCACGGCCTGGGTCTGCTGCGGCGAGGTTGTCGAGGGTTGCGCCGGCGGTGTTGGTGTCGCGGGAGTTTTTTCAGAATGCGGTGAATACGGCGTGGTTGTTGTGGTTGCGTGGGGAGGGTGTGTCTGCTGAGGGTATTCAACGGGCTGCGTCGGGTGCTTTTGGGGTGGAGGATTTGGAGCGGTTGGCGGATGTGGTGGCGTCTGCTAAGTTTCAGCGGGCTTTGGAGGAGCGGGGTATTACGGCGGACCGGGTTGAGGCTGATGGTTTGTCGGTGGAGATGGTGGAGTGTATTCGTGCTTTGTCGGACCCTGTACCGGGGTTGTCTGTGCGGCAGAGGTTGCGGGGTGCTGGTGTGTCGTGGGACCAGTATCAGGGGTGGTTGCAGTTTGGGCCTTTTAGGGAGGCTCTGACGCGGGCGTCAGAACGGGGGCTTAAGGGTGCTGTTGCTTTAGCCAATGCGAAGCTTGTGGAGTCGGTGGATTCGGGTGATTTGAAGGCTGTGCAGTATTTGCATGAGTTGACGGGGTATTTCACGCCGGGTCGCCAGCAGACGTTGGATGTGCAACAGTTGGTGCGTGATGTGATGACGGTGGTGTTGCGTCGTGTGAAGGACCCGACGTTGTTGATGGAGTTGGCGGGTGATTTTAGGGTGTTGCAGGAGCGCATGTTTGTGGGTGGTGATGGTTCTGGTTCGGGTGAGCGTGGGGCTATTGTTGCTGGTTTTGGGGAGGAGCCTGTTATGCTTGATGTTGAGGATGTTGTTTCCGTTGAGGATGTTTGATGGCTACTTTTAATACTGACCGGTTGGGTATTTCTTTGCCTACTCCTGGTTCTGCTGAACCGTATTCGGTGTCGTCTTTTAATTCGATGATTACGTCGTTGGATGCTGCTGTTTCTGTGACGTTGTGTACGTCTGCGACTCGGCCTGCTTCGCCTTTTGATGGACAGGCTATTTTTGAGACTGATACTTCGTTGGCTTACGTGTATGATGGTAGTGGTTGGCAACCTATCAGTTCTGCTGGTGGGGGCGGACTGGAGCATAATTTTCTTTTGATGGGAGCTTAAATTGGCTAACGCTTATAAGGTTTTGGCGCAGTCTGACCCGACTGCTGAGACGGCTACGGATATTTATACGGTGCCGGCTGCTACTGAGTCGGTGATTTCGACGATTATTGTTGCGAATCGTGCGGCTTCGGCGAACTCGTTTAGGTTGTCGATTCGCCCTGATGGTGCGACTCAGGCTGATGAGCATTATATTGCGTATGATGTTCCGATTGCGGCGAATGATTCTACTACGTTGACGTTGGGTATTACGATGGATGCTGCTGATGTGTTGACCGTGTATACGGGTGCTTCTGCTACTATTTCGGTCAACGTTTTTGGTACCGAAATTTCCTAGTAAGGGGGGTAACGACTAATGGCTGTTACTTCTATGGCAAACAGTTCCATCAGGGACTTTCAAAAGTTTCGGAATATGTCTAGCGCTTTTGGTGCGTCGCCTTACGCAGTCGAATATGTGGTTATTGCTGGTGGCGGGGGTGGGTCGTCTGCTGGTGGTGGGGCTGGCGGTTATCGTTCCAATGTTGCCGGTGAGTCGTCTGGTGGTGGGGCTTCGGCTGAAACTTCTTTGAGTTTAGCGCCTGGCACTTACACGGTGACGGTGGGCGCTGGCGGTAACTCCGGTGCTGTAGCCTCAAGTTCGGGTACTCAAGGCTCTCTGTCACAATTTGTAAGCGTTACCACCGTTGGTGGAGGCGGAGGTGGTACCTCAGGTGTTTCGGTAGCGGGGAACGGTGGCTCTGGTGGTGGGGGCGGGGCTGCCGCTGCTGGAATCAACGCTGGCGGTTCTGGCACAACTAACGAGGGTTACGCCGGTGGTTCTAATGGTTCAACAGTTGCTAACTATCCGGCTGGTGGAGGTGGTGGTGCCGGTTCGGTTGGCGCTAACGGTGCTACTGGGGTTTCAGGTAACGGTGGGTCAGGTGTTACTTCATCAATTACAGGTTCCGCTGTTGGGCGTGCTGGTGGTGGTGGTGGTGGTGCTTACGGTTCTGGAATGACCCCAGGTTCGGCAACAGACGGCGGGGGTAGTGCGCCGGCGTACCCAAATAGCGGTGTCGCGGGAACGGCTAATACTGGCGGTGGCGGTAGTGGTGGCTCTGCTGGGCAAACTGGCGGGAACGGTGGTTCCGGTGTCGTAATCCTCTCGCTTCCGGCTCAAGCCAGCGTGAGTTTCTCTGCCGGTGTGACACAGACAAGCGCAACCGTAGGACTAAACAAGGTTTACACGATAACTGCTACAAGCACTACGAGTGAAACGGTGACATTCGCATGAGCCACTTTGCACAATTAGATGAAAACAATGTCGTGACCTTCGTCACTGTGGGGCGTCAAGAGGATGACGGTTTGGAAGCGGAACTGACCGCTCGCACCGGTGATGTGTACAAACAGACTTCGTACAACACTCACGGCGGTATCCACTACACCGATGGGGAACCTAGTGAGGACCAAAGCAAAGCGCTACGGTTCAACTATGCCGGTATCGGTTTCACTTACGATGAGGAACGGGACGCTTTCGTCCCGCCGAAACCGTTCGAGAGTTGGGTTCTCAACGAGGAGACTTGTCTGTGGGAAGCTCCGCTCCCCTATCCCGAGGATGGGGAATCGTACACCTGGGATGAGGAATCCGTAAGCTGGGTGGTTGTACCGGTTGATGAGTCTGAAGAGGCGGTAGAATAAGATTATGGCTGTAACACACGAATTGATTACTTTGAGTGATAGCACCGTTAGTGAGGTGACTTACACAAACAAAGTGTATAAGGGTACTGATGTGACGGTGCAGAATGTTGATGCTGCCGCTAACGTGTATTTGGGTGCTTCTGACGTGTCTTCCACAGATTACGGGTACAAGATTACTGCGGGGGCAGCTATCTCGTTTGAGGTTCCCCGTGAGGACAAATTGTATGCGATTTCTGATGTGAATGGTTCGGAGATTGCTGTGTTGCGTATGGGTCTTGAGAACACGGCGGGTGAGTGATGGCTAGAATTCACCCTGCCGCTGGTGCTGGTGGCGGTGACGCCGCTCCCACTAATGTTGTGGCTGACGCTGTTGAAGCCATGGTTGTTTTGGGGTAGCCCCAAATGTTGTCTAATCCTGCACCGGGTAGACCGGTAACGTCCCCGTATGGCTACCGGCGTCACCCCATCAGTGGTGTACGGAAGTTACACCGTGGTATTGATTATGGTGGCATTTTTGATGTTCTTGCTGCTGGTGACGGGGTTGTTTCTTTTATTTCTTATAACGGTAATAAAAGAATTGGTGGTGGTCATGTGGTCAAAATTGACCACGGTGATTGTGTCACTGTTTACTATCATGGGCGTGAAGCGACCCATTTGAGGAAGGGTGACCGTGTTAAAGCTGGGGACAAAATTTATGTTTCTGGTTCAACTGGTGCGTCTACTGGCCCCCATTTACATTTTGAGGTTCGTGGACCGTCTGGTGTGTGGGGTACTGACCAGGACCCGTCGCCGTGGTTTGCGCCGGGGCAACGACCGGGTTTGAAAATTACGGGCAGGTTGGATAAACCGACGGTGAGGGCTTGGCAGAAAAATTTGAAGTCTAGGGGTTTTGACCCTGGCCGTATTGATGGTGTTTTGGGTCCGATGACGAGACGAGCTATTCAAGCTTCGTTGCATGTGAAAACTGACGGTGTTTTGGGTCCTAAAACGAAAAAAGCTTTGCAGCATGTTTTGCGTGTCAAAACTAATGGTGTGTGGGGTAGAATAACTATCTCAACCCTGCAGAGGGTTCTTAACGAAGGGAAGTATTGATGAAAGATTATGTAGCGTATAGTTTGGAAAGAGCCGTGAAAACGGTTGCTCAGACTGCTGTAGCGGTTTTGACCGCTTCGCAGGTTGTTTCTATTGTTCAGGTTGACTGGGTGGGTGTGGTGAGTGTTTCTGCTTTGGCGGGTGTGCTTTCTTTGCTTACGTCGGTTGCTAACTATAAGGGTTCTTCTGATGCCTCCTAAGCGGAAACCTAAGTATTAAAACGAAAAAACCCCCAAAATCTGGGGGTTTTTTCTTATATGCCTATTGGCATGATTCGCATTGTAATGCTTCCATCGGGTCGATTGGGCACCCGTAGCCGTCAATTTCTTCGTTCACTTACCTATTTTATCAGGTGACGGAAATGCTGCATTCTACATATTGTGCGTGTATGCTGTTCCGCAACCAATATGTTGTGGGGGTAACGGTGTGAAGATTTTGTTTTTAGATTTAGAGACCAGTCCAATGACGGCGCACACGTGGGGGTTGTGGCAACAAAATGTTTCGATACAGCAAATTCTTGAGTCTACGGAAGTTATGTGTTTTGGTGCGAGGTGGCATGGCACGCGTAAAGTTATATTTAAAAGTGTCCATCATGATGGCAAGGAGGGCATGCTCCGAGTTTTACACGACCTTATGAATGAGGCTGACGTGTTGGTGGGGTGGAATAGTGCCCAGTTTGACCATAAACATATTAAGCGGGAGTTTTTGGAGGCTGGTTTGTTGCCGCCGTCACCGACGAAGGATGTTGATTTGATGCGTGTGGCGAAACAAAATTTTAGGTTCCCTAGTTACAAGTTGGATTATGTGTCGCAACGGTTGGGGGTGGGTGCGAAGGTGAAGCATTCTGGTTTTGAGTTGTGGATTAAGTGTATGGCTGGTGATGATAAGGCGTGGCGGGAGATGAAACGTTATCAGTTGCAGGATGTGAATTTGTTGGTTGATTTGTTTGAAAAGTTTTTGCCGTGGATTAAGGGGTTGAACGTTCCTGCTTTTGTGGATGATGATGATGTTGCGTGCACGAATTGTGGGGGTCACGATATTAAACGTCGTGGTTATGAAGTGTTGGTGTCTGGTAAGTACCAAAAGTTCCAGTGCAACGGGTGTGGTAAATGGTTGAGGGGGAAGTCTATGGTGGCTTCTACCGCGTTGAGGGGTATTTAGTGGTTTATTTCTTCCTCATGTTCCGCGACTATTGCGGCGATGATTTTGATTTGGTTTTCTGTTCTGTTGACGGCGTCCCTGAGGGATGTGCCCCCGTTGGGGAGAACTTCTTGTTTGATTGTCTTAATTTCTGTCGTAATGGTGTGTAGTGTTTCTGGGAGTTCTGCTACAGCGTCACCGACTTTAACTATTTTGCTGATGACGGGCCACGATTTGAACACTAACGCGATGAGGACGATTCCTGCCGCAATTCCGCCTATTGTGGGCCCGTAACTCTCTGCAAGGCGTAAAAACTCGAACCAGTCCATAATTAACTATTCTAATCGGTCTTCCCGAAGTTTTTCACAAAATCGTCCAAATAACTACGGTTTCTTTCTTGCCGCTGCCGTTCCGCGGTTTCGAAGTACTTGTTGTACTCTGCGAAACGTAGACCAGTGAGTGCGTTCAGGTTGCTGCGGTTTTGTTTCTCTATCTGCGAAATACGGCTGTCGTCACGGTCGGTGCGTGGTTGCAGGAACCCTTGCTCGTTGATGAACGCCATACCGGTGCCTCGTGAAATGTAACCCAGCCCTGTCAGGTCGGTAATATATTCGCCCACGTCTTCGATGGGTACCGGGCCGTAGGGGCGCATTTCGGTACCGTACGTGAGTTCACCTATACCCTTCATGATGGGGTTGAGTGTGCCGACAACGTTTTCTCTGAGGAATGTTGCAGTGGAACCGGGCACCTGCTGCCACACAGGCAGGTTGGTGTCGTATTGGATGCCACCAATGAGGGACTGCATAATGTCCAGTTGGGGGGCGTTGATAGTGATTCCTACAACGTTGCCTGCTTCGTCGTACCATGCTGGGCCGAGGACTTGGCGTGCATAGAAGTCGGCAATGCGGGGGTCGTTGGGTGAGGTTTGCCCTATTGATTGTGGTTCGCCACCCATTGCCCCGGAAATGGCGTAGTTGATTTTGGGTGCCAGTACGAACGCCATCGGGTTTTCAACAATTGCTTCCACGATTTTGTTGGTAGCGTTGCGCATCCAAGTGTAGAAGAACACGAGACGGCGCATGTATTTGCGTTCGAACCCGGATAGGGACTGCATGGTGGGGTGCCATTGTGTGATTTCAATTCCCAGGCTTTCGAACATGTCATCTGATGATGAGAACGACCTTTTCTGGATGATGTCGATAGCGTGCGCCATCCTGAACAGGTTGTCGCGTCGGGCGGAGAACTCTGCTAGCCCTTGGTTGGCTCTGAGCACGGGGGAGAAGATTTTTCTGAGAACACCACCGGATTTGACGATTTCGTCGCTTTGCACAAGGAGGTCTTCTGCCACGTTTGCGCTGATACCCAAGCCTCGCCGCATGAACTCTCGGTAGAACGCCTGGTATGGGACAACAGTGGTTTTGTTGCCAATGCGGATGGGGATACCTTTGTTTCCGCTTTGTTTCATTATTTGACGGGTGGGGTTGGGTACTGCTTCGTCAGCGTATTCTTTTGCCCAGTTTTCGAGGTCGAGAATGTTTTCCCCGAAAATGGACCCGCGCCTGAACTCGCCGCCTTCTCGGAGCGCCCGGAATGCTTGCGCGTACCTGTACGGGTTGTACACGCCCGCGAGAACGTTCATGAACGCTTCACCCATGGCGCTAACAACGTGGTGGCCTGTTTTCCACAAGGTTAGGGATGATTTGATAACAGTGGTGGGTTTGTCGAAAGCTTTCAACAGTTTGCCCACGTTTTGACTGTCGTAGTCCATGAATTTTTCCAGTTGGCGTGCTTGTTCGAGGATTTCTTTGGGGTAAGCCTGTGTGGGGTCGAGCCACTGGAATAGGGTGCCAGCGCCACGGCCCACTTGTGGTTGGACGAGACCATCAGCGAGAGCTTCTTTAACTGTGGAGTATCCGAGACCACGGTGCCCGAACTGTGCACTCATACGGGCGGCACTGTTGGGGGCGATGGCTGCGTTGCGCAAAGCAAAGTTGTAACCTTTGAGGAGCGTAGTGTAGTCGGCACCCCTGACGCCGTTGAGGTAAGCATCGTACAGGTTGTTAAGCATGACGGGGATAGTGTTTGCTATGTCGTATCCGGTCATTCCTTCGGGGAGTTGCGCAGCGCTGGCCCGTAGGGGTCCTCGACGCAACCACGAGTTGATGTGGTCGGTGTCGAGGCCGGTCATTGCTAGGGTGTGTGCGGTTTCTGTGTCGAAGAGTGTCCGTGTTTGGTGCACGATTTGTTGCGCGATAGCCATTTGTTCTGGTGTGGTTGCTAGTTGTTCTAGCGGTTTGCGCATGTTTTTGGGCCCAAATGTTCCAATGATGACTTGCCAACCAAAGTCGATGGCTTCTTTGTCGCCGCCGAAAAGTTGTTGCGCTTGTTTTAGGGTTGATTCGACACCGCGTTCGAACATGTTTCTTACAGCGTCCATGCCGGCTTCTTCGGTCACCTGCATGTGTTTCATGAACCGCATGTTCGCACGACCACTCATAGCGGTCATAAATCGCGTTGTACGGCTCGTTCTTTCGAAAGCTGACCCTGGGAGACGTTCGCTCGCTGGGGTGGCTTCTACGGCCTCCCTGAGGCTTTCTAGGGGCAAACCTGATGCTTCTCTTGCTTGTTCGGCTGCAATATGTTCTGCATAGTTGCCTTTTTTGCCCTGTGAGGCCATTTGGGCGGTCAAATCGTAGTAACCGTTCATGACGGGCCCTTGAGTGAACGCTCTTTGTAGGCTTTCAGCTAAAGATTCAACATTTTCAGCAATGTTAATAGTTTTTTCGAACGCCGCAGCCAGTAGGGCTTCGTCACCCGCCGCAATTGCTGCGGCAGCCATACTGGTGACATCCTCACCTGTTGCTTGTTTAGCTAAATCAATAGTTTCATTGGCAAGCGCTGCACGTTCCGTGTTTTGCGCTGCCTGCACTTTTTCAAGCCACGCTTTTTGTGCTTGCCTAATGTTTTTAGGAACCTGTTTGTTTTGCTGGTACAGTTCCGCAATCCGTCTTTGGCGGGCTGTGGCGCGACGTTTAGCCTCACTGGTGAGGTTGTCTGTTCCGGCAATAGCAGCCCCGGTGAGACGCTGACGGTATCGCGCCGCGTTAATGTCCAGGGGCGTGAAATGTTCCACGTGAAACTTTGAGAGTTTCTGCAAAGACAACAGACTCTCCAAAGAGTCTTTTGCGTAGCCACGGTCTCGCAAAACTTGACGCAACTCGTCAATGGATTCGTTGAGTGCTTCGTGCTGGGCGCTACTGTTACGTGTAATGTTTCTTGCAACGTCTACCACTTTTTGACGCACAGGTTCCACAATGGCGTTAGAAACTTCATCAGCGGTCCGGAATGCTGCGGCAGCATACATGTTGTGTTTTTGAAGCAACTCGCCAGCGATTTGGCTATCCGTCAACCATGACACTGTTGTTGCAATAAACGCTGTCTCAAAATTGTTGCCCTCAAACGGGTTAATTTTAGCGGCTAGGTCTTTATCGATTCTACGCAAACGTTGAGTCATGTACTCGGCAAGCAGCATCGTTTTGGTTTCCGACAACAGTTCCACTTCGGAACGGTTCATTTTCATAGCAAACACGGCGGCTTCTTCGATGACGTTGATGGGGAAGCCCGCGTCGAGGGCGGTACGGAACATTTCGTCCATACCGGGGTTGCGTGTTGCGATACTACGGTACACGTCCACAAAACTCAGGTAAGCCCAGTCTTGCTGTGCACTCACGGTCACATATCGCAGTGGAGTGTTAATTAGTTTTGTGATAGGGAAAATACCGGTCGAAAGGCTAATGTCGTGCCATCTGGTGAGCGCCAACATTGACGCATTCCAATGCTGTATGGTCCCTGGTTTGATTTTGCTTTTTAAACCTTTTGTGATGTTGGGCCACACGTTACCGCGGCGAGCATATTGTTGGCCCTTTTTGAGGGGTCTGACGCTTCTGCGGTAAGCGCCGGCTGCCACGTTTTGTACAAGATTACGTGCGGACTCGTTTTTAATCCTCAACAAATTGGTTTGCACACGTTGCGCGTTCTCCGCGAGCATCTGTTCAATTTTGGCGTCGGCGTCGCTTTGCGCAAGAATCCTACGCACCTCATCCGCGTTGTGTACCACCGAATCGGTAATGAACTCTCGCTCAACAATGAAAGCTTCCCGGTTCGAATCCCATGCGCCACGCAACGTCAGGTTTTTACTGCGCAAAAATTCTGCAACAGCTTGACCGTTTTCGAATCTTTGCCCCAAAAGGTTGTCGGTGACCATGTCGAGAAAGTTTTGGTCGTACTGTTTCCAAGCTGTACCGAGAAGACCGGTTCTTTTTTCATCAACTGGTAGCAGCCTTTTCAGATTTAAAGCAACATCAACTTTGTTTTTGGCTTCCCTAGCAATGTCGCCAGCCAGTTTGCCCTCATTGTACAAACGTGTTTCTTCCCGAGTGAGCGGGCGAGTAGTTTTCTTTTGCGAAACTTTTAGTTCACCTAGCAGGTAACGAACAAAAACGTTGCTGTCGAAAACATCCGGTGCGGTGCCTTTCGCCATGGCGTATTCGAGAGCGCCCGGAACAATTCTCCGCGCCACCTCTTCTTCAATGTTAAGCATCAAAGAAATGTCGTTAATGAAACTGTTGATTTGCGGGTCTTCTGTCATTGTCCATCTGACGAGGGCACCGCCCTCCTCACCGATACGGTTAACAACAGCGTATTCTTTGGAAACAGGAAGTTTTTTGGCAACATCAGGGTCCCGCATAAAGTCGACTTCGATGGTCTCAGCGGTGGGGCGTGTTAACGTGCCGACGTCTGTAATTTCTGAGCCAATACGCTTATCAAACAGTTTTTTGATGACGTTGGGGTTCGCAAGTTTACGTTCCGCTGCCTGCAAAAACTCATCCGTGTACCTGGGTACTTGCACAACTTGCGAGTAAGAGTATTCGGTGCGGGCAACAGTGGAACCCCAATACTCTGCAAGGGTTTCAATGTCCCCAGAGAAGTAAGCCCTGTTCAGGTCTGTGAGCGCCGACGAAGAAGCGTACGTTAACGCTTGGGGGCGCACCGTGTCTGGCAGGTGCGAGTAAGTGCTGGTGCGGTGAAGAATGTCGTCGAGCAGGTTTCTTTCTTTCAAAACGTCGTATTGTTTTTCTGCGGCTTCTTCACTGCCCCGCAAAAGGGTTTGCAAGTCGATTCGTGCTTCGTTGTACCGTACGTGCGGTAACACTTCGTAAGCGCGTTGCGCACCCAAATATTTTGTGAGCACGTTAATAAGTTTTGGTTTTTCTGACCTGTACATTTTGCGCCCTGATGCGCTAACCGTGAACTCTGCACCCGGTTGGCCTATTTCCGAGACCGGCACCCTGGACTCCTTGACGGCCTGCCAAATAATGTCACCGTCAGGGTATTGGGTGTACGCGTGGAACATGTTGTTGATTGCCGCCTCGTTAGCTTCGAGCAGTTCTTCGCCCTTCGCAGTTTTCGCGAAGTCGTACCGGTTGCGCCACATTTGACCAAAAATGTCTACACCAGCACCTCTTGCCTCAAAGTTGACAAGTTGTTTCGTGACGGGGTCAACATCGTATAGTGCCTGGAATGATTTGATGTACTGCAGGTACGCTTTTTTGGCTTCAGGGTTTTGGATGGCTTCACGCAAAGCGTCACGTGCCGGCACCCCTCGCGTGCCCGCCTGGTATGGGAGCCCAATGGACTTAAGGATTGTTCTTGCGCTGGTTTTTGCCTGCCACGACGGGTCACTGTTCCCGGCCATACGGTATAAGGTTTGCACCCAAGTTTCGACGTCAGGCAAGGGTTGACGGGCGAAACCAACAATGTGGTCGTAAACGTCTTTTAGCTCGGCCTGCTTGCTGGCATCAAAAGTTGCTACAACCGGTCGTGTTTCTTTATTAAATCTTCCGTATTCGAAAAATTGGAACGGTTTTGCCTCGCCCGCTTGTTCGGCGGTGGGCGGCGACAATTCTCTTCTGGCCCGTTCCAAAAGCTTGGGAAACTCTTCGGTCCATTTGTCTGTTTTGCCCGAAGGAGATTTGTGCGTTATTTTCGCAGAACCCGTTTTTGCCAGAATTTTTGCCGCATTAGGGTTTTGCTTAAAAGACTGGACCATACCCTCATAAAGAACCTCAGAACTTTGTGCGTTCCAAGCGGCCACTTGTTCTGGTGTCATTTTTACGGTTCGACCCAATTTTTTGGCCTGGGCGGCGGTGGGAGCGGCCAGGATTGCGCGACCCGCCGCTATGTCGCCAGCCATATCGGCCTTTTTTGCCTGAAAATAATGTTCAACCGTGGGGAACGTCACGGGTTGACCGTTTATTTCCGCAGTGAACATTCTGGCCGCGAAGTTGCTTAGCTCCGCGCTTTCGCCGCTACCGGCCCACACGTTCACTAGTTGTTTTTTAATGCTTGCTTCTTGCCCGCTTTCCGTTACTTCTTTGCGGAAAACGGTGAACGGGATACCCTCTTTGCGAAGATGGGTTACCAAAATCATGTTAATGGGCAGTTCTGGCACAAAAATTTCCGCACCCTTCCAGTGCGTGTTCTTTATACTGCTAACGACCTCGAGAATGCCGCGACCGTTGACCAGGTTTTCGTCATACGAAACAAAAACTTTTTTGCCATTCAAATTAGCTGCTGGTGGGCGTGACAACTGCAACGCTGCCGAGTCTGCAACGCTTGCCGCTTGTGGGCGACGCAACGACGGTTGTTCTGCTGGTTGCAACCTCGAGTTTGTTATAGCGTAGTCAGCGTTACGCAGAGCATCCTGCGCGGGGTCCCTTGTGGGGGTGGTAACTTTTTGGTCCCTGACGGGGACACGAGTTTTCTGCATGTACGTGATATCGCGAATAACGTTGACGCCTTCGTCGTTCGCGCTCAACTCTACGTTCCTTGCCGAAGCCGTTTCAACAAAAGTTTCAATAGATTGACCGGTGGGAACATCAGGTGTGCGTACCGCTTCCGCATAGTACGTGTTAGCAATATTGTCGATGATGCGGTTTGCTTCGTGTGCAACAAAATCTTCATCAACAACTTCACCCCAAATGTTAACCCGTTCCCCAGGGTTGGCTTCTACCGCGTCCTGGTATTGCCGGACAAACAGGAAACTGCGGTCAACGATTCGCGCATCCTCAGGTCCGACACCTTCGCGGGCCATGATTTCTCTAGCTTTATCCGTGTAACCGGGGATGTCTGATTTCAATGCGGCAAGCGCTTGCACCGCATCAAAAATTTCTTGTTCCGAAACACCACGCTCAAACCTGTTATTAACATCAAGCACGCCGAAAGGTTTCGACGAACCCAAAACTTTTTCCACAAAGTCTGCAGCGTCACCCATGTCCGTCAAGTCCGCTGTCGCTTTCTGGGTGCCACCAGAAACCAACACGAGACGGTCCAGAAGCTCTTGAACGTTCTCCCCACCATGCAAAGCCAACAGTTTTGTTAACAGAACACTCTGGGCTTCAACAGAACCGCCACCATCTTTAGCGAGACGTTTCGCGGACTCTTCAGCGATACCGGCAACGTTGTCAGCCCATTTACCCACATCAACTTGCTGCAACCCACGGACAGGGGATTTGACGTGTTTACGCCAACCCGCCATCGTGTGCGCTTCCGCACTAATAATGCGGCGGTTGAGCGCGTTAATTTCACTTTCCGCAGCACCAGGCAACAATTTTTGTGCGTCAGCTTTAATGGTTTGCTGGTAAATTCTTTCCCGTTCAGCCCTGACAGCCCCACGCTTTTCGTACAAAGCACGCAAACGGTCACTGTTCGGTTGATAACCTTCAGGACGAAAATCTGCATCGTTAAGGTCTGCCCGCACATACCTGACCTGGTATCCGCGTGCATTCAACTCTGGTTGCAACAACCTTGACGTGAGAGTGTCTCTCGTTGTTTTACCGAAACTCAAAATAGCGATTGTTTCACCGGCTTTAACCTGCGCGACAATCTCATCGACACCAGCTATCCATTCGGGGGACGTGCGCATGGTCTCGTATGTGGGGTTACCGTCCACATAGAATGCTGCGTTTCCTGGCCGGTCTCCGAGTTTCGCCCCAGATGGCACATATTTGATGCCCGCTTCGCCCAGGGAAAGCTCCAAACGGTCACCTTTGAGGTGCAGATAGTCTTCTTTAACATCAGCGTTCGGGTATGCTCGCGCATCAATAACAGTGGTGATGTTTTCTTTCCGCAAAGCTCTTTCTAGGTCACCTGGGCGCAAACCCTTAATGTTGACGTCGTATACGAAACCTTCAACGTTGGTGTCACGCATGACGGCAAGGATTTCAGCATCCAAAGCTTGTTCTGTGCGGGCAAGCGCTTCTAGCTCGTCAGCGAACGCATCAATCTGCGCAAAGTCCACAATGTCTTTTAGGCTGCCGACAGGTTTTGGCACACCCAACGGGTCAATCAGAACATCCTCAACGGGTTCCGCCCCAACCTCAGTCTTGGGTGCAACACTTTCGCGAGGTGCAACACTTTTGCGTGCCTCTTGCATGTTCTCGAAAACTCGCGGCAGGAACCGTGACACATGCTCAAGGTCGGCAGTGTTGATGTTTGTGGCTGTGCCGTCGATAACACCGTCTAGAAGTTCACTGAGACTGTATTTGGTTCCTGATGGTGCGGTAACAGTCAAATCGAGTTGTTCGCCGTTGCGGATGAGTTCACGGGAAACACGTGCGATTGCTTCCGTGGAACCTACTGGGGAGTCTGTGATGGCGTCAACAATGGTGAAAACATCCTGGTTGGGGGATGTGGTGGCTTCGGCTGGTTGGAACCGCAGCAACGCTTGACGCCCAGCGTTAACAACAACTTCTTCGAAACTTTCAGGGTCCGCGCTGGATGGTGTACGGACTTGCGCTGATTCCTCTGCCCTTGCCGCGGCTTGACGCGCTGCAGCATCAGTTTTGAACTCTTGGCGGGCTTCGGCCCAGAACCCGGCCTTGGTGCGGCGCACAGATTCTTCACGGAGTTTCTGGTACCGCAGTTCGTCAACTTCTTCACCCGCTTTGAGGGTCGTGTACTTTGCGGCACCCACACCCACACGGGAGGTGGCTGCACGTGCAGCTTTTTGTGCGGCAGGGGACTTCGCGACCCCCTCCATGAGCGTTTCAGCGGCCTCCACATTACCCTTGATGGGGTAGAACCTGTTTCCTGCCCGCAATGTTTGGACTTGTGTTTGCAAGTTTTTCACATCATCAACAGTGAAAACACGCCCAATGGGGCTTTCTTTGGTGAGTTTAGCGGCAGCTATTTCGTAGCTTTTGGCGGCTTTTGCGCTAGCTAAAGCCAGCAACCCTTCAGTGGGGATTTGGTTTTTGCGGGCAATTCTTTCAATGTTTTTAAGGCTTCGTGCAGCAACCCATTCGTCGTAACCGGTTGGTTTGAGTTGTTTAGTAAAGCGACCCATTTTGAAGTCGCCCACACCTTCAGGTAAACCTGTTTTGACACCTTTGATACCAGCAGGGATTTTGCTTAACCCTGTGGCTGCTTGGGCGGCACGCACACCACCGCGCACACCAGACGCAAGAATACCCCCAGGCAGGTATGTGATGGGGTCAGCGAAAATATCTATTGCAAGTCCCGCACCGAACTTTAGTTTCGGGTCAATATTGTTTTCACGGTCAACATAATTGGGGTCGTACCGTTTGCCCACGTTGTCGGACACGTTTTCGATAAGGTCTGAACCGTACACGAAATCGTCAGAGTTTTTGTCCATGGTGACTGACGCCCAGAACCCGCGTGTGAAGTCACCGATTGGTCCAAGATGGGACCAATAGTTCATGTGTTTGCTGGGGTCTGTTGATGTTAAGTATTTGACAGCTTTGTCAGCAACGTTGACGTTACCCATCCCACCAGCGGTGATAGTGAGCAATGTTTGTTCGATGGGTCGCCAATAAGGGTCCCAGTCGATACTGTTAGGGTCGGTTCGTGGAAGTTGCCCCGCGGCACTCAAAATGTCTGTTCGCGGATAATTTATCGGGTTTGACGATTTTTTGACGCCGTAGGAGCCCGATAGAAGCGATTTTAGGGCTTCCCCCCTATCAACTATCCCACTAGGGGGTTTTGGGGGCTTAGGAAGGGGTACAGCCATTTTTCCTCTCATTTTGCGACTTAGGAGCCGCTTTCACCCTCAAATATACCAGTTAAATTGGTTCATCCGCCCGGTATTTGCAACAACAACTCGTAGGGGTCAGCGGTACCCGTACGATAGTTCAAATCGGCTTCTTGCGTCGCAATGAAACGCTGCAACAACTCTGGGCTCATCAAACCTTCCTGTTGGAGAAGGTTAGCCATCTGCCAATTTTTCGGAGCCAAAGAATAAATATCAGCCATCGGGTCCATGTTGGCGTTAGGGTCAGGGAGTAAACCTTGCTCAATCAAATTTTGACGGTACAGCTCTGTTTGTATAGCAGTCGGCAAAGTATCAATCAACATTTGAGGGGTGCCAGCGCTACCAGGCTGGTAAGCACCCTGCATTGCCTGTGTTTCCTCAGCCTGCAACGTATTCAAATAGTTTTGGTAAGCGTTCACCAAATCAGCTTGCGCCATAGCTTTAGTTTCACCAGCACCTACATAATCTGATTGGAAACGGTTCTGCGCGGCAGTACTCAACGCACCCATCAAACCGGACCATTCGGATTGTGCCGCACCAATGTTCGACATGCCCCGTTCAGCTTCAGCAGCAACTTCACTATCGGGTGTCACATCAATACCCAGTTCACCGTATTGTGCAGCCCGCATGGCCGCTTCACTGTTGATGCGTTCTTGGGTTGCCGCAATGAGTGCTTCTGATTCGGACGCACCACCAGCGATAGCGTCATCGTATGCTGCCGCTGTTGCTGCCGCCATGGGTTCGTACATTGCGGCAAGTTCGTCGTAGGTTCGCCCAATGTCGCCACGGGCTTGACCGTAACGTCCCTCTGCCTGGTTTTTGAGGTTTTGGTAGTAGGCAGCCACCGAAGCGCGATTATCGTATCCTGGTGAGCCGCCTGTGGTACCTACTACCTGGAATAGGGGGTTTGGTGGTGGTTCGTAGCGTCCTTGCCCAGGGACACCCAGACCCATGGTTTTTCCTGCCAACCCATAAATTTGAGGGTTAGTGGGTACTCGACCGGGTTTTACGGGTGCGGGTGGTGGGGTGGGTTCCGGCTCTGGTGTTGGTGCAGGCGCTCGCCCCACACCATACTTGCGTTCAATGTAACTCTGGTAGTCCCCCTGAGGTGGCGGGGCAATATAGTCAAGCCAAGACATTAGAAACCAGCCCGACCGAAGATGCTTTGCCCAGCACGTGCAGCAGCCTGAGCCCTAGCCTGGTTCAAAGCGGAACCATACTGTTGTCCAGCGGACGTACCCCTTTGACCGAGGAGACCGTACACGTTGGCAAGCGCCGTGTAATCGTCACCGTACAAACGTGACGGGTCAATGTCTTTCAGCGAACCGCGTGCACCGTACTGTTGCGCAAGGTCTTGCTGCATGGTGTCAAGTTCGCCACGGCTGCGCTGGAAACCAGCCAGCATTTCATCTAACGCTTGCTTGTAAAGCCCAGACGACCCGAGACCGCGGGCGGCAAAGTCTTCACCTGTTTCGCGGGCACCTTTGATTTCTTGACGACCTAACGTTTCACGGGAGGTGTCAAGGCCACGGTATTGGCGTTGCTTATTGAACAGAATTTGTGCAAGTGTTTCCTGGAGTGTGTTCTGCAGGGAGGCGCGGTCGGCACGGAACATGCTTTGCGCCGCAATCATGTTGTATGGGTTGGCTGATGCTGCGGGGGCACTGTACGCTCTAGGTGCTACAGGTGCTGGAGCGCCGCCGCCACCGCCGCCACCGCCGCCACCGCCGCCACCGCCGCCACCGCCGCCACCAGCGTTTACTCTTTCTCCTGCGGCGTTTAGGTAGGACGAAGCGATAGCGGGCGTGGTTGAGCGTACCGGTGCTTGCGGTGTCGGAACGTTGATACCAAAGTATTGTGCGACACGTCTCACATCATCAGTGTTTGACGGCGGTTTAGGGGCCGTGCGGGTACGGTTTGGCGGTTCACCCCTAGTGGGGGGTCGATTCATGGGGTTTTCATAAAACCTAGCCATTACATTCCCCTTCTTAAAGCCCCAGGACTGTTATAACGCCCCGTACTATTATCCTGCATCCAACGCAAATAAATTTGCTTCTTAAGCTTATTTCGTCTTTCCCTATCAATGTAACCGTCTTTTTTCAGACGGCCAGAAGTCGGTGCGCTACTAGCACTCAACCCATACCGTTGCTGCCCCGCCGCGTAAGGGTTTTTAGCGTAAGTGCCAAGGTTGTAATCTTGTTGCACAAAAACTCCTCAAACAGTATGGGCCTATCTAATGATACCTCAAACTATTCAAGGTTCGCAGAAACACCCCTCTTACCCACAGCGTGAATCGACAACGACACAACCCTGACAGGACCCGTAGAAGTTGTCCCGTCAGTGGTCAACTGTATAGTGAAAGAGCAACGCCTGAAACGCATATCTTTCTGGAAAGTAGTCGTTAGCCTGTAAGGCAAATCAACCGGGTAATCTAAAGTTGTTGTAATTGAAGGGGCGGGGGCCGTTGGGTTATCCCATGTTCCAATTTCAAGGTCATCCCACGTGCCATCCTCAAAATCGTCCCAGTAGCTTACTTGTGACACGAATTGAATGGGGTCCGCGGTGCCCACAACATCCCGTGCCGTATACACGTCAGCAGCCCAATAAAACAAACGTTTCCAACTATCCGGCATACCAAAATCAAAAGCTTTCGATTCTGCTATACACGTTATTTCTTCTTCTATGGTCTGCCCGTACGAGTCAATGCTTTGGTACAGCGCTTGCAATGAGGTTGTGTTCAAACCAGTAATACCGTAAATAACGTCCGGCGTGAGGTCGTTCTCCCGACGCGGTGCCACAAGCCCCCACGCGAAATACGTATCTGACACCCACTCCGACCAGGACCCCTTGTCCAAGTCAAGCGCGTACATGGAACCACCAAACCACACTAACGCCCGGTCCCCGAAAACAGACAACGCTGAAAAAATAGACAACGTTAACGTGTTAGCGTTTTGCGCAAACTGGACTCGTTGCACATCGTTCAACGGGTAAAACTGGTACGACACAAACCTGTACAAACGCCCACCACTCAACACAAGGTACGAGAACTGGTATTCCTGCACAGAATACTTATTGTCCGCCCCCACGGTGCGGCTCAAAGCTTCTAAAATACCGTCACCAGGGGTTGACGTGTAACGGTAATAAAACGTGCTTTTAGACCGGAAAATATAAATTTCACTGGTCGCCGCCACAATTTTAGTAATAAACTGTCCGTCACCAGCCTCAACATTAAAATAGTTATCCGTGTCCCACTCGTTAATACTGGTCGCCCCAGGCCCAGCAGTTGTAATGTTTGAAAACCATATACGGGTTTTGTTGGAACCTGTTTCGCGAGAAATCATAAAAAACCGTGACTTGTACAAAATTATTTGTTCACCCTTAGGCATGGGTGTTGCACCACCGCTTAGTTGGATAAACGTTGTCCCGTTGTAGTAACCACCAGGCGCTGTCGCGCACGAAATGTAAAGGTTACCTTCGAACTGTGCCGCACCAGACGCCACCAAAGCAGTAATTTGTGTGTACGTTTCGTTTTCAATATCGTACAAATATGTGCCGGAACTACACGACACAATAAGGAACACGTCTTCGTTACTGTCAGTGTAGTAACCGTGCAAATCAATCTCCGCATCAACAACAGGTGACTCCGCAACCTGGTGGATAGGGGGGCGTGATACCAGTGTGCCGTTTGAATCCAGTTCAAAGTTTTCCATACGGTGAAGCTCATCTTCACGAATAGTGGTAATGTCCGCAACATTGTTGAGCCCGCCAAGGAACGACGACACAATGAGCGGTTCAGAACGTGCACTCTTACCTACAGCGCTGAACCGCCGCACCTCAGTTGCGGGCAGAACAGCCATTACAAGTCCTCAATACGTGCCGTGTTAGTGGAGTAAGAGTTAACCTGTGTCGCGTTCTCCTGGTTCGCTAACAAGTTCATAGCGTTCACGTATTCGGCTTGCTTGTATTGGGCCGCCTCCCAGTTTTCATCCAACTGGTATGCGCGAGCCAACACCAAATCTATGACACGCTGAAAATACTTATCAGGCACACTCAATGTGTCCCCCAAAGACGCAAGGTTCGCTGGTTGGCGCACAAAAAACAACCGCAAACCATTCGTCACGTTCTCTAGCGGTTTCGGGAAAAGGTAAATGTTCCCTGCCCGCTCATACCAAATAGATGGTTTCACGTCCTGAACAATGTCAGCGTCAGGGTTCGACAAAATGTATGTTTGTGCTTCCTGGAACGTGTAATACTCTAGCGGCACACCGTCATAATGCAACGCCTCAATATACTGGATACTTTCGGACGGGTACGTGTAAATGTCTTGCCCACTAACAACGTTCGTTTGGGCGCTATCTTTGAGGATAGGGTTCTGCGAAATAATGTCCTGCTGGGCGCTATTAATCCAGTTGAGGATATCATCGTTAGTGATTTGACGCCCATCAGGGTCACCAAACTGGCGCTTGACGGAGTTAGCGACTTCCGTTCCCGTGCGCGTAAAAATTTCTGCGGGCATTCGTTACTCCCAGCGACGTTTATTTAGTGTGTATTTCATTTTATCGCGTTTTTCTTCTCTTTCGTCCGCACGTGTTCGTTCTTGCAGAATATGTTGCGCATGCGTCAACGCATCAAACTTGTCCAGTTGTTTACCGAACCTGTGCGTGTCCCACTCAAAAATTTGTGCAAGGATACGCGCATCCAACATTGTTTCCGGGTAAACACTCACAATATATTCAGGCAAACCGAAGGGTCTGTGGAAAACCGCGTACGGTTTATCCGGTTGCTCCAACAGGTAAGGGTGCTGCGGTGGCAGTTTCTCTAAATACAAATCCGGGTTGTAATCTTTGAGAATTTCCGCCAAACGTCGACCATGTTCCGGTAAATCTAAATTTTTAAAAAGCATAACCATGCATCTAGCATACAAGAAACCCCCCCGCAGGAAGGAGTTGCGAGGGGGTTTCTCTTTTAGGAGGTGGATATGAAGTTAGACTTCAGCGATACCAGTCAGTTTACCATGCGCGTTGCGACGGTAGGTAGTCAACTCGGAGTAGTTGCGCATTTCAGCAACGAAGGCGTCATATCCTGACAGCTTCTGCCAAACTGCACCCTGCTCGTCAATCCATTCCCAACCAACGTTGGTGTTGAGCGCAAGCTCCTTGTCGTTCGGGAACCACGCAACACCAGCCGGGCAGTCGAAGTCAGTCATCATGGGGATGTCACCGTAAGGTGTGGTGAAGGTAAGTCCACCAGAAACACCACCATTCATGTCCTGCTTGTTGACGAACTGACGCAGACCCTGCAGTGCGTTCCAGTATGCACGGTACACACCAGGGGTCGTGAGGATACGGGTAGGACGTGAACCCTTCTTGCGAACGTTAAGGATAACGTCGTCAAGGTCGAGTTCGGTCAGTTCCCCTCCAGCGTCAGCGGGAGTGGTCACATAGGATGACCATTCGGGGTGCACAGTCGGGTCAATCCCGAAGAGTGTTCCGGAAGCCTTAATGAGGGCTCCGAAACCGGTCCACTCCTTGTTGTAGGAGTTGGTTCCCCCGGATGCGGTACGCGAAGAACGCACGATAATGTCATTGACAACGGCAGTGACAGCAGAACTCACGGTGATGGTGAGGTTTGCTTCATCAATGTCGGTCACAGTGACATACGCGGCGTTTCGTGCACTGGGCAGGGCTCCGTTGTCCAGGATGTCGATACGGCTACCAATCTCAAGGTACTGCACCGAGTCAACCGTAACAGTGGTTGAAGCGGATGACTCAGCAGTGAGAACGGCGAGCGTTCCGGTTCCGTCACCATAAACCTGACGGTTCTGGTCCTTAGCGAGGTCCTGCTTAATGCGGGTCATCTCTTCGCCAACATAGTCGACGAATGCCTGCGGGTTGGACTTTGCCTGGTACATGGTCTGACCCGTGCACTTGATGGCACCGTAGAGGCTCTTCAGCCCCGTGGAACCACGAGCGTAGGTTTGCTGACCTGCGTCAGGCAGAGCCTCGAGTTCATCACGCGCACCAATACCGTGGTTGCGTCCAAAGTGAGCAACAAAGTTCACGCCAGCGCCACCGACGTTGGTAATGTTCTTTGCGGTGCTCTTAATCATCCCCAGTGCGGGGGTGTCGTTGTTAATCTGCTCGTTTACACCATCGGAGTAAATCTGTTTCAGAATTTCCGAACCGATAGTTAACGAAATACCATCAGCCATTAGTTTTTCCTTTCGTTGGCTTGGGGTTTTCAGCTTACTTTTGCCCAGCCGTAAGGACGGCTATATAACAAGATTAGCAAATAAAAGACTAATAGTGTATTTAGCCGGCTGTTAGTGTTTCCGTGAGGGTCTAGGTTTGTGAACCCAAACGAAGAGCAAGCGCCAAAGCGGCTTCTCGTTTAGCGTCATCTGTACTCAAATCCGGTGGGGCGGCAGCGGTCATACCACTACCACTACCCACCACCTTGGGGGGACGTTTCGCAGCGTATTTGCGGCGAAGGTTTTCTTCGTAGTCGCGAAGCTCATGGTAAGCGTGGGACACTGACGGGTTGTTGCCGGCGTGCGCGTTAGCCACAGCACGTTTAACAACTTCGGTCCTGTCGAACGTCCCATACTTTTTCTCCAGCTCGCCCAACTCATTTTCTAGTTGCCGGCGACCAGCGTCAGCCTGCTCCTGGTACATTCTTTGTTCTTCAGAAGTTCTTTGGCTTTGCTCCAACTGTTGCAGACGTTCCTGTGTTTCCTGCAACTGTTTCGCCAGCGCCATTTCTTGCTGTGACGAGGGCGCTTGCTGTTGGGTGTTGTTTTCGTCGAAACCGAAATAGCTTTCAAAAGAATCCGGGTCGGCTTGCTGCTGTTGACCGTTTCTTTGTGCAATGAGTCGTTGGGTTTGTTCAATCTGCGCTTTCAGCTCGGCAACACCGGCGGTTTCTTGCTGCCAACCGTATGTTTCGCCAAGTCCTTCGTAGAACCTGCGTGGGTCTTTGATAAGCGCTTGCTGTACTTGTAGTGCGACTTCAATGTCAGCTTCGGTTACACCTTGCTGGGTGTATTTGCGTAGCGGTTCTGTTTCTTCGATGATTCGCTGGTATCTGCGTTGCCAGTCTTCAACAAGCGGTTTGAGGTCTTCGTGGAGTGGTTCGGGGACGATGCTTTCAATGTACGACCATGAGATTGGTTCGTCGTCGCTGTCTGTATCGCTGTCGTCTTCCGCTGCGATGGGTTCGTCGTCGTCTGGTTCTTCGACGGGGGTATCGTAGACTGGCTCTTCGATGGGGGTGTCGTCTGCTTTGTCATCGCCAAAGCCTTCGAAGCCTTCCACCATGGAGAGGTCTAGCTGGGTAATATCAACAGTATCGTTTTGGTTAGCCATAACCCTAACTATACCACAGACGCCCTTACCTTACGCTACCGTTTGCGCGAGCGTGCAGAAAAACGCATTTACCGCATTTCAGATATGCAGAATTATGCAAATTATGTGCGTTAATACATAACCCCGGTGACATACTCGTAGAGGCCATCCGGGGTCTTCACCACAAGCATAGCAAAAGCACGACACCCCCGCAGGCGAAGCAACGAGGGTGAAGGCGGACAACGTTCTGGTAACCAGCCCGTCGTACACTAATTCTAACATAGCAATTTGCAAGCCGTTAACCTTACAAACGTGAGGCCCCCCGTCCCGTAGGACTGGGGGACCGCGCTTCACCGGCGGGCCTTACGGCTGGCGAGTTACCTGCGCTATCGCAACAAGCTTACCAACATTTAAGCCGGTAAGTGTGGGTAAGGAAAATTCCTTACTTTACCATTTTACTTTGTCAGCCCAATAAGCCGCAGAAGTCTTACCTTTAGCGATGTTCTTAGAGTGACGCGCCTTAAACGAAGAACGCTTCTTCTTCATCCGGTCAGATTCCCCAGCTTTCGGTTTACCAGCAGTACTAGCGCCCTGTTCACCAAAACGAATAGTCTTAGGTTTACCGTCAACTTCAACAACAACAACATGAGACTTCTTAGGATGGTTGGGGGTACGCTTGGGCTGGTTGTAACCAGACACGCCAGCATTCCTCAAAGCACTAGATTTGCGACCTTTTGCCTCAGCCATAATTTTCTTTCTTTTCAGCGCCCATCTTGATAGCCAAATCAACAGCTTTCTTTTTGGACTTTTCTGGGTCGTTATAGTCAACCATGCCCTCAGGCACTGTCACAAAACGACACTTGCCGCCATCGTGAACCTTCTCTTTAATAATCATACAATTTTTGCCACCAGCATAAAACGAGCAATTACCGCACTTCACACCCTTTTCAGCATCCTCGTTCTTAGCCGGAGGTACATACTCAACATAAACGCCAGGGTCGGCAGGGAACTTGCCATGCTCGTCAACAACCCCCAGGAGAGCGTCATGAAAAGATTTCTCCTGGGGGCTTAACTTGTCGTATAAATTCATTACTTTTTTTTCTTTGACACAGCCATATTGTCAACAAGGTTGGGGTACGGGCGCCCAGCCGCTTTGGCGCGAGCCTTAGCCTGCGCTTTCTGCGCCGGAGTCAAAGACATCCGCTTGCTTTTAGGTTTGGGATTTTTCGTATCCCACACCTTCTTTTTTTCCATTACTTTCTTCCAAAACCCATTTTGTCAGAAATACTCTGACGCCTGGGGTTGCCGTACATGTCTAAAACGTCCCCACGGCTCATGGGAAGCTCAGGGGCTTGACCGCGCGCTCGCATGGCCGCAATCTGCTCTTCCAATTTAGCCATTTGTAATCTAATCAGCTCATCCCTAAACTGGAGTTCTTCTGTCAATTCACCCTTAGGGGTGGGGCGACCTCTTCGGTTGCTGTAACTGGGTTTCTTTTTCTTTTTTTCCATTAGATTGCCTGTTCTGGACCCATAAAGTCCGTCATGTTACCGGGTTGGGGGGGCGGAGGCATTGACCCCGGACCACTAGAGCCTACAGCGGGTGAAATACTTCCAGAGTTACCAGGCTCATACGCACCACCAGGTTGAGGGCCACCAGGAGGAAGTAGACCCATCATCCTCATAGCGCGACGCGCCTTGTGCTGCGCAACGTGATTCATGACTTCATCCTGAATGTACGTTGGCAACATCTTGTACGACGAACTCTTTTGCATAAGTTCGTGAATCTCAATATGCACATCATCATTATCCCACTCATTAATTGGGATAA